GTTGTGGATACTCATGATAAATGATGATGCGCGACGGTGCGTGTCTGAACTAAAAGACGAGGATAAGGTGAGTGGATATACGATTCATAACAGAGACTACGGTGGCTATGAGGCGTGGAACTGGATGATACCGATTCCAGCGTTCCCCGAGAACACAATCAAACAATTCTCACTCGAGGAGGTGACAGCAGATGGCATCTATCAGTTTGTCAAGAAAAACAAAGACTGAGATTGACGAGTTAAAACCAGACGATATGACCTATAAGGAGTTTGGACAAGTTTTAGTAAACTCGTATCGAAGAGACAACGGAGAGGTCGTCAATGTAGAAGAACTCGTCACGGAGATTAAGAAGCAGATTGCATCGCAGGTCGAACTCGCCGCATACAGAGGCGTCACAGAAGCAATAGAACGAAACACATGAAAGAGAAACACGTCGGTTTTGTCATAGAACAGTCAACGTGGGAAACCGCAATGGAGCGGTTAGAACACGGAGAGATGTCAGAACGGTTGCGAGACCTCGTGACCGAGATAGCATACGGTGCAGATATATCAAAACGACAGCGGGTCAAGAAGCGTCTTGATGAACTCAGAGAACAACGTTCCGAGGTGCAACAAGAGATTCGCTCACTGGAGAACGAGGAGGAGCGCATCACTGCAAACATATCATCACTCGAGGGGACGTTAGAATATCTCAATGACGTTGACGGTGAGTATCATGGCGCGTTGCAGGTCATCGAGGATGTGTTAGAGAAAGGCGCAAGGATAGACATTGACCATTCGCAGGTCATCCGAGCAGCGAAGATACGAGACACCGAGCCTGAAGATGTCATCTTTGACCTCAAGCAACGCAACCCCGACATCCCTGACCAAGCATTCAGGTGGGCAAAGGAGGGAGAGTTAGCGAACTGGTTGCACGACGAGAGTTCACAGTCAAATTAAAATTTTAAAATTAAATTACAATTTACATATGCTACAAGAAGACGGTCACAAAGAGTGGTCAACGTTCCTACGTCGATACTACAAAGAGGAGGTCGAGCGGCTGCACCTCGAGTATCCAGAACGAGACTTCATCAACATCAACTACGGTGACATTCACAAGTTCGACAGACGCAAGGCCGAGTCGTTGTTGACTGACCCCGAGGAGACGCTTGAACGGTTACACCATGCACTGGTGAACTACGACAGCACCATAGACGTCCGTGTAAGCAACGCATCGCCCCGTGTAGTAGGTTTCCCTGAGGACCTAATACTAACACCGGCTGAGTTGACGAAGCGCCACACGGGCACATACGTCGCTATCAGAGGAATCATTGACAGGGTGACGATGAAGGATGAACTGCCTACAAACCTCGTCTTTGAATGTCTGAGGTGTGGCATGTTGATTGAGGTGCCTCAACAGCAGTTCGGTGACTTGCAGGAGCCGACACAGTGCAGAGGCTGCGAGAGACAAGGACCGTTCCAGACCCTGTTAGACGAGTCAGAGTTTGACGATTACTGTAAACTCAGACTTGACCACCCGCCAGATTCTGCACAGAATCTCAATGGTGCTACGATTGAGGGTCATGTCACAGGCAACCTCGTCAATCACTACGGTGAATACGGACTGGTCGAGAAGGCCGGTGAGAATGCAGTCGTCTACGGCATCATCAAGCGCAAGCAGAAACGCAATGAGAAGTTGTATGAGCGCGTCCTCGAGGTCAAAGCCGTCGAGTTTGATACAGAGGATGACACGGTTGACATTGCAGCACACAAGGAGGAGTTCACAGAACTTGCAGAACGAGATGATGCAGTAGACCTGTTCAAACAGAGCATCGTTCCTGAACTCTATCAGACGAAGGAGTGGGAAACAGCACTTGAATGGGCAGTTGCATATCTGTTCGGTGCGCCGAGGATTGACATCCCGAACGGACCGACGTATCGGGGAGATATTCACGGTGCGATAATCAGCGACTTCGGTATGGGCAAGTCGATGTTTTCAACAGGGCTCACTGACTTCAGTCCGAAAATCATCAGGCGTTCTGCCACAGGACTGAGTTCCGATGTCGGGCTCACAGCTGCTGCCGTGCAAGATGACTTCGGAGAAGGACAGTGGACAATCAAGCCAGGAATCCTCGTTCGCGCCAACGGCGGTCACGTCATATTAGACGAAATCGACAAGGGGCCATCAGACCTGAAGAAGATTAACGACGCAATAGAGGGCGAGCAACTCGTCAATGTTGACAAGGCAGGATTGAGTGCAACGTTCAACTCAAAGGTCGGACTGCTTGTCTTAGGCAACCCGAAGGAAGGTCGGTTTGACAACTTCTCGACGGTCGCATCACAGATTGGTGTAGACCAGTCTACGCTATCACGGTTCGACGGAATCATCACGATGAAGGACAACGCCAACGAGGAGATAGACGGTTCAATCGCAAACCGCAGTCTGAAAGCATTGAGCGAGGCGCAGTCAATACAGTATGAAGATGATGGAGAGATAGAGGTACTCAAACGTCCAGTGGAGCCTGAGGTCGGCAAGGCGTGGATTCAGTACGCACGAGAGAACATCTTCCCACGTTTCCATGAGCGACACATTCCGAAAATCAAGGAATGGTATGCATCCGAGGTCCGAAGACTCAACCTCAAGTTCAACAACAAAGAAGGAGAGGGTGGCGATATGCCCGTTCCTGCAAGCCCCCGCGTGGTGATGTGGGTTGCACGATTCTCGACTGCATTTGCGCGGTGTCATCTCAGAGAGCAAGTCACTGATGCAGACGTCGAGCGGGCGCTTGCCCTTGCCCGTCGTCTCGTCTCACAGCGATGGGACGGTGACAAGTTCATCCCCCAGGAATCAGACGGAATCAGAATTCGTGTGATGAGAGCGATGGAGCGCAACGAGTGGTACTACCCTGAAGCTGTCGCAAGAGAGATAAAGGAGAACGAGTCAACAGTGATGGAGACGATGAAGAAGATGAGTGAACACGGAGAACTCTTGACCGAGGCAGGAAAGTACCAGATTGTATGATGCCTGATTGTCCACGGTGCAAGAGCAACGTGCTGGTAGAGAGGTCAAAGAGCAACACGCACGATTTCGTCTGCCACGGATGCGGTCATCACTGGCAGGTGTAACCCGAAAGGGATACACTTATACCAACAGGGCACGTACTACTAAACGAGGTACAAGGAAGATGTCAATCAAAACCCGACACGAGCAGAAAGTTGAGGACGCAATGCAGCGAATCAAGAAGTACGGCTCTCACGACCCCCGTGCATCCGAGGGCGTTCACTGGCTGGTCTTCGAGACTGCTCGAGTTCAACTCCTTCAGGACGGAGAACTCATCTGATGCAGCGACAGTGCCAGTGCGACGTGCCCGAATACTTCGACCACGAGGCCTATGAGAAGAAGGTCATCAGGTGCCGAAGCTGCGGGAAGGTGGTGTGATGAACGATTTTTACGCTCCGATTGATGAGCGCAAGGAGTCGCACCGAATGTTGCGCGAGATACCGGAGAGTCGAGCAGAGAACAGCCACCGCGACGAACCCGGCTTGCGCGTCGTTGAGGACTGGGGTGCTGACGACTCGTGGTGGGAGAAGCTGCCGTACGGAATTCAACTCTACGAACATGAACGTTATCAGGAAGAACTCGTCATGGAGAATATGACACCGACGAAGATGGCAATGATTGAGGAACGGCGCATGAGTCGGAAGATGTATGAGAATCGCTGGTACGCTGAACAGAAGGTGCATGAGGTCTTCGAGGAGGAATCTTACATTGAGCGATGAGTGGTCGTGTCCTGCTTGCGGAGAGATGCAGATGCGCCGAGCAGATGTCTCAAGTCTGGCCATGCCCGAACCGCTCATTGAGATTTGGACCTGCGACCTCTGTGGGCAACGTTGGAATGAGGTTATTAGATAGGAGCGTGAGTAAGTGATATGCGTACCTGCGCACGCTGCGGTGGCGAGTTCAAGATAGACCCAACGTTAACGACCTGTCCGAATTGCGCTAATAGCAGCTACGTCTCCCTCGAGGACCTGTTGGTCGAGGAACCGTCAGAGGAGGAAGAAGAACACGCACGGGTCGAGACCTACGGAGATGTGCATGCAATAGCACGTCTGAATCGTCAGTTAGAACTGACCATCCAGGAGCCGGGCAGCACCGTGCGGTGGATGAGTTCAGACGTTTGGGTGCCCCTCTCGGACGAAATGGCCTAATCCCGGTCTGTAGGACAAAAGGGATACACTTATACCAACAGGGCACGTAGGTAAGAATGAGGTAACAGGACAATGCAATACAAGGCTGCGAACTACGACGAACTGCACGAGACCGCAAAGGCAATCGACGAGCATGTCAGATTTGACTTCGACCACTACGAAGTTGCGATGGTCGCGGAGTTCTTAGATGACAACAACGAGATTGACGCATGCATCATCGTTGAGTTCGCACTTCAATGGAACGATGACGACTGCAAGATTGAGATGCTACACCTCATCGACTACATCGTTGAGAACTTCAACCTTGCATACAACGGCATGGAAATCGGCGTAGAATACGACGAGGTTCAGATGTACGATTTAGAGTTCATCGACACGGAGAACCACTGATGAACTGCAGAGCCTGCGGAAGTGATGACGTCAACGTGACAGCAACGTTGACCTACACGGAGCGAAGCTGTGAGTCATGCGGCTTCACCCACAGCAGGGCCAACAACGACGAGGTGCAGGTGACGATTGAAGCACTCCGTCATGCAGAGCGGAATATCCGAGAGGTGAACTTACGCATGCCCGGCAAGAACGAGAGTCGCGTGGAATGGATGGTCGATGAGAGGCAAGCCCACGACGTGTTCTTTGACCTCTATCACGAACTGATTGAACTCGTCGGTCTTCGAGACGCCCGGAAATTGTATGAGGACATGCTTGCTGAGGAGTGCTTGGCCGAGGAGGTCGTGATAGATGCCGCATGAGATGAGGATTGTGACGTGCATATCCTGCGGCCAACAGAAGCCGAAGATTTGGCCGCACCTTGCAGACGAAGTGCAGCCGCTGTATCACACGTGCAGCAAGGCGTGCCGAGAATCTGCCGAGTTAGGCGAGCCGATTCCAAAGAACGTCTCGCAGCGCATAGTCGAGACGCGAGAACTCAGGATGAAAGCGGCGGATGCACAGATTCGATAGAAGAATTTAGATGTAGATGAAGACGCGCTCGAACGCGTACTTCTCCTCAGAACCCGGCACGACGACCTCATTATTCTGCGGTTCAATCAACCGCGCCTTGCCATCTGATGTGATGAGAACGTTGTATGCATGCCCGCCAGTCCAGTCAACGACCAGACCGACCGAATTGATACCAAGGGCAAAGGCGTAAATCGTCTTGTAAAGCCCTGAGTAGTCCTCACAGTCGTATCTCTCTGGTCTGTAGGGTAAGATACTCAGAATCTCCGTGAACCGCTTCACGGGCCCCTCAGGAGCGAAATAGTGTCTATCAACGAACAACCATTCTATGTCTGTGTCTAAATCATGCTCATCGGATAGTGACTCTACAGCGTTCTTGAGGAAGTCTGAGTCTACTCGTGTCTGCGTGGTGTTCGGCAACCACAGCGATACGATTTCGTTGTGGATATACGTCTCGATGCGCATTGCAATATCTCGGAGCATGGTGACCAATTCGACTCTGTGACCATGTCTCTGTTGCTACCGCAATCTTTATTCAACAACCTTCGTAAATTCACGTCATGGAAGATGTCGCTGATGAGGTCATTCTGATGAGTCGTAATGACATCATTCCATACGCAAACAACCCGAAGCGCCACCCCGACTCACAGGTCAAGTTGATTGCCTCGAGTATCAAGAACTACGGGTGGGACCAACCAATCGTCGTTGATGAGAACAACGAGGTGTTGAAAGGTCACGGTCGATTGCAAGCAGCAGAACTTCTGGAGCTTGAGCAAGTTCCGGTCATCAAGCGCACAGATTTGACTGAAGCACAGAAGAAGGGCTCACGGATTGCAGACAACAAGGCATCTGAAAGCACGTGGGACCAAGAACTGTTAGCAATCGAGTTTGGCGAGCTTGCCGAGTCAGACTTTGACCTTGATGATACAGGATTCGATGATGACGAGATTGACGACATCTTAGCGCAAGCGAACGACATGGGTTTCCTATCAGAGACGATAGCTGGCCTATCATCTGAGGAGGAGAAGACAGCAGGAAACGGTCAAGACATTCAATATGTCGAGGTGGTGTTTTCTCTATTGACCGAGGAACGTGAGGTGTTGTTCGAGACGCTTGAGCGCTTTCCCGGTGAGACAAAACGAGAACAACTCATGAACATGCTCGGTGAGCTATAGTGTACTACAAGAAGAAACACACAGACAGGAGCGTTTGGGATGCGGCACTCGAGCGCACGCATGAGGTCTACGACCGATATGACTACGTTGAGGTATCATTCTCGGGCGGCAAAGATTCAACCGTTGCACTCAACATGGCAATCGAGGTTGCGCGGGAACGAGACGAACTGCCTGTGAATGTCATCTACTTCGATGAGGAGGTCGTACCACCAGACACAGACGACTACGTGCGCCGCGTTTACAACCGCGATGAGGTCAATATGCGTTGGGTGTGTTATCCCATGCGGTTCGTGAATGGTGCAAACAAGAACAAGCCGTACTGGACGACATGGAACCCAGACAAACGTGATGTCTGGTGCAGGAACCTTCCCGACGAGGGAGATGCAAACCCGCCAGAGGGCTGGCATCACCAAACACACAAAGACGCAAATGACGTCCTTTTCGACGCAGATTGGGGAAGGAGTTGCGTCATCTTGGGCCTTCGCGCTGATGAATCACTGAACCGATACAGGTCTGTGGCAAGCAAGCTTGAGGACAACTTCATCACTCGAGACCAGAACGCTCACTGGGTGGATAAAGCAAGCCCGGTGTATGACTGGAAATACGGAGATATTTGGAAGGCTGTAAACGAGAATGGATGGGACTACAACAAGACCTATGACAAGCTGACCATGGCGGGTGTAGCACCAGCTGACCAGCGTGTGTCGCAACCGTTCAACGACACGGCACTTACGGGGCTGTGGGAATACAGAACGTTATATCCAGAGTTCTGGGACAAGATGTTAGCACGGTTGCCCGGCGTCAATACTGCATTGAAGTACGCTGACTCTACCCTCTACGGCAAGAAGATGAGTCTCTATGATGGCACGGCAGATGACTACAAGGAAGCGATTGAGAATATGTTACAAGAATACGACGAGTCCGAACGCAAACGGTGGGCACAGAAGATACAGGGTGCAATCAGACTGCACTACAAGAAGACAAATGACGAGTTGCCGGTAACGGGCAAACACGAATACACCGGACTCTCGTGGCAGGTGTTGTTGAAGATTGCCGTCCAAGGCGACAAACGTGACAACATCTTGTCGCAGGTGGCTGTATGATTCACCCCGTTGACGAGATTGAGTGGGTTCATGCAGGAGAACTCACGGGCGCAGACTACAATCCGAATCACGTTGCAACTGCGGAACTCAATCTTCTGGCGCAGAGTATGTTAGAAGATGGGTGGACGCAGCCCTTGGTCATACGACCAGATGGACAAATCGTCGATGGACATCACAGGTTCTTGGTCAGCGGTGACTTCCCCGATGACCTCCGGCCGGGCGGGAAGGTTCCCTGTGTAACGCTGCGCGGGAAAGATGAGTCAGATTTACGCATCAGCACGATTAGACATAACCGAGCAAGAGGCGCTCACACAATTGACGGGATGGTCGAGAACATGGATTACATCATCAACGAGAGCGGATTAGACGAGGAGGAGGTTGCAACACGTCTCGGCATGGAGCAAGAGGAGATTGAACGATTAGCTGCTCATGTCTCATTGCCAGACAAACACGAGGACGCAGACTACGAACGCGAGTGGCGACCGAGTGATGTGAAATGAGTCAAGAGAACTACGGTCCTTTACGGGTCGGCGTCTCGATGACAGCAACGTGGTCGTGGGGTGCGGCAGTCGCAGTTGCTATTGCAGTCATGCACACGAAAGGGTTTGAGCCGTACCTTGCATGGGCAGGGGCAAACATGCTTGCCCTTCCCCTGTTTGGCATCGGGTATGTCTACTTCCCACGACTTCGTGAGTGGAGTAATCTGCTGCCCATGTTGTTGCTCTGGACCTTCGTCGGGTTCTTTGCCGTCATCATGAACCTCTCAGCACTGCGCACTGCACTATCAGGCGGTGTCGATATTGTTGAATCCTCATTATTGACGACAGGTGAGGCAACGTCCGTGGTCATGGCATTCGGCTTGCTCATCACCGGTTACATCTACTTTACTGGTCTCCGTGGTTCAATGCGTACAGATGTGTATCAGTTTGTAGCTCAGGTGATTGGTGTGGTCGGTATCATATTGGTGGGATTGTCTACGACAGGAATCGCAAACCCCCCGCCTATGCACGTTGGCGACCAGTCAGATTGGATGGTCTTGGCAGTCCTCGGTCTGCTGACTGGATGTTTTGCCAGTGGAATGCAGTGGCAGCGCATTGAGTATCTTGACAACGACCGAGACAGATTGAAGGCTACGATGTTTGGTGGCGCATTGTTTGCAGCGTTCCTCACGTTGGTGACGATAGCTGGATATTTCTTCTGGACGGGTGCAGGACTCATCCTCATTCCGTTCGGATTGGCAGTGTTTGCAGTTGCTACCTCAACTGCTGACTCCGGTTCTGCACTGTTGCAATATCTTGCAGAACGTGCAGGGCACGATAGGAGGGTAGGCTCGGTTGCAACACTGATAGCGGTACTCGTCTTTCCGATTGCGGCGGATTACGGATTGACAGCCATCTGGACATTCTACGCTGGTGTCCGATACAAGGTCATTCTGGGCCTACTAATACTAACGACCGTGTATCTCCTAACATCCTCGTCACGGGCGACTCAGAGGCTATCAGGAGCAGGCAAACGCTACTGGGTATACCTCGAACGGTGAATCCAAACAGTATTTTGTCCTTCAAACCAATCAATGACCAAGAGTTGCCATGAGCGAGCCAAACTACAGACAGCTAACCCCGCCTGAGGACAAATCCCCAGATGAGTATTCGTATGTAGAGCGCCGGGCTGAACTCTACGACATGATAGAATCAGCAGGACACTATCGAAACCTCGAGCGCACACAACGGCAACTCGGCAACCGATACGGTGTGTCGAAGACGCAGATTCAGAAGGACATCCGTCGAATCAACGAATGGCGTGCTGAACACCTCGGCGAGAATGCAGAAGCTGAGCTTGATACACTGAAGACGAAGGCAATCCAGGAGTGCATCAACAATCAGGAATACGCAGAGGCATATTATCTCATGAGTAAACATTACTCACTGCTGCAGGAGATGGGGCTCAAACAGCGCGAGCCCGAGAAACACGAGGTGAGCGGCGTGGTCATAGATATGGGATTAGATGACCCAGAGGACGATTAAACCCTTCCAGCCAGAACAGCGCGAGTTCTGCAAGAAGAACAAGCGGTACATGGGATATGTCTCGGGCGTAGGTGCAGGCAAGACCTACGGTGGTATCATCCGCACGATTCGCAACATGGAGGAGTGGAACCCCGGCGAGATGGGTGCCATCGTTGCACCGACGGGTCAGATGGTCAAGAACGTCATCATTCCGGAGATGCGCGACCTTGAATTGTTCAAGCCCCCCGTCAACTGGACCTACAAATCTGCGCACTCAGACGAGCCGGGCATCCACGCACCGAACGGCGCACGAGCGCTGATACTGTCGGCAGATAACACACGCACCATCGAGCGGCTGAGAGGACTCAACCTTGCATGGGGCTGGATAGATGAGGAGGCCGTCGTGCCACCGAGAGCAAGACAGATTCTCCAGCAGCGTCTTCGGTCAGGCAAGCACCGCAACCTCTACATCACGACCACGCCCAAGGGCAAGAACCACACCTATCAGTTCTTCGTCGACCTTGACGATGTCCAGACCTACACGCTCGGTCAAGCGACGGTCTATGAGACAGATAACTCAATGGCCATCGTCGGTGTGCCAACAGGCCGCAACCCCCACACGCCAGAGGACTACAAGGTTGCGATGGAACGAGACATGCCTGACGCCATCAAAGCACAGGAGATACGCGGCCAGTTCATCGAGATTGGTTCCGGTGTGCTATCAGCAGATATGTTGCAGGTCGCGTACGCCGAAGATGTCCTCACCTCTGACGAACTCACATTCCACGTCGGCGTAGACATCGGCATCGAGGGTGACGCGACCAAAGCAGAGGAGTATGACTCAGACTACTGGGCAGCCAGCGTCATCGCTCATCATAGAAGACACGGCAAAGCATTCATCATCGACGTCGCACGGAAGCGTGGACTCTCACTCAAACAGGGAGTTGAATGGTTGCGCACGGTCATATCAGATTTGCCCTATCCGACGATAGCCATTGAACAGACACACGCACAACGTTGGTTCCTTGATGAGTGCAGGGAACAGGGACTGGACGTCTACGGCGTCAATCAACGATTGAAGAAAGAGGATAGATTGATACAGCTATCCGTGCCGTTCGAGAATGGCACCGTCAAACTCATCAACTTCAGTGAGGATACAGACCGGCCAGAGGACCGCTGGGGCGAGTTCATCCAGGAGTGGATAGCCTTCCCACAGGGCAGCCACGACGACCTCCTCGATGCAGTAGAGATAGGCATGCGTGACATCGACGTTGGCACAACCTACAATATCCAGGCAGGTGACATCTACAAACGATGATACAGGACGGACACGGCGTTGCCTACCTCGAGGGTGAGTTCATCGGCTTGCTGCTCTATGACGAGACATACCAGAACCGCAGTGAAGGAGGTTGAGCCCTCTCCCTGAATCCTCTTACGTCGTCTGTGGTACGTTTGCAGCGGTTGCTGCCTAA